AATGATTGTTCCGTCAGCGTCGCCGTCCAAAGTACCAGCAAGACCAGAAGGTCCACGGTTACCAGCAGCATTGAGCGAATCCATGCTTAATGATGAGTCGCCTGAGAACGGTACATGAGGTTCAACGAACAACGCTTCTGTATCAGTAGTAGCGCCACCACGAGTAGACTTATGAACTGACTTCATAGCGAAGATCAGGCCAGTAGGACCAGTCATAGGTTGTACGCCACAAACGTCGTATGCCATCAAGTTAGGCATTGCGCGACGAACGAGAGCGATAAGTACAGGATCCCAACCAGCACCATCAGAACCAACACCGCCAGTTACTGAGTTAGCGCCAGCGGCAGTGTTAGCAAAAGCATTACCGTTAGAGATTTCAGAAAGCATGCCACGCTCTTCAGCGAAAGCACGCTCTTGGTTTTCGAGAACAGCTGCGGTTACTGCACGACGATGAGAGTCCTGGATTGCTCCAGCGCTTTCTTCGTTAAGTACAGGTGCCCACTTCTCGACTAATTTGTCGTATGAAATTTGCATTTATATACTCCTATTTTTGAGTTTTTCTAATCGTTGCTAGATACTGATCCATCAAAGTAGAAGTTTGAATAACTTGATCGGCATCTAAATCTTCAGAAATTTCTTCTTGATCAGAAGACACTTCCTCGTTTTTAAAGTAAGACTCTTTAACAGTCATTACTTTATGAGTAAAAGACTCTTCGTCTTCAAAATCAAGAGAAGAAACTAATGACATTAATTTTTCTACTTGAGTGTCAGCAAGATCGCGTGAATGCTCGCGAACGATTGATTCGCGCTGATATGCTTCCAACATTTGAGTCATTTCGATTACTGAACCAGTCTGATCGTTGAGTTTTTCTTCCAACTCTTCGACTGATGCAGCAAGTTCGTCAACTAGGTCGACTTTAGATTCGGGAACATCGATGTAAGATTCAACGAACAAGTCTTTCAACGAGTTCATAAAACCTTCAGCGATCTCAGTGCGAAGACCAGTCTCCACAGCGAGTTTATTCTCTTCCATCCAAGTTTCAACAACATAGTTGAGGTAGTTATCAACTTTCTCGATGAGTTCTTCTGACTGAGCAGAAAGTTCTTCGTCAAGTTTTTGTTGATACTCATCTTCCAAACGGGAAACTTCCCCCGCAATTTTGGATTTAATAGCAGTTTCAAAGATGATTGCAGTTTTTGCTTTGAATTCATCAGAAAGAGTTGCTTCTGATTCAACCAATGCTTTGAGGTCTGCATCGAAATCGTAAGAAGTTTCTTCGATTTCTTCGAGCTCTTCTAAATCTACATCTTCGTGATACGAAGAATACATTTTTCCAAGTTCTGCAGTTTTCATTCCGTTCATCTTAGTGAACATAGCATTGATAATTCCTGCTTTCGTCTTAGGTGACGGCTTACCAGATGGTTCGTCTTTAGCAGACAACTTATCGCCTTTACGAGCGGATGCTTGCTTCTTTACACCATCTTCAGCTTTGTCTACGGACTTAACTGAGTCAGCCTCAGTCCCGACAGGCATTTGTTGAGCTTTATCTTCCTCTAATGATTCGTCATCAATAGGAAGTTCAACGTTAATATCTTTCGACATATTGTATTACTCCTTTAGTTTGATTTGAGTAACGAGAGGAAATTTTTAAACTCACGAACCTGCGTCTCGTAGAGATGCTTTTTCGGAGCGGTTCTAATTTCAGTCTCCATTTCTTCAATTACTTGAGGTTGTATAACGCCATTATCCCAAACCCATTCTACACCTTCCATAATTCCATTAACGAAAGCTGCTGGTGCTGATGGATCTTGTACGATGTCAACAGTGTTAAGAATGAAATCATCTTTCACATACATCGTGCCGTTTTTACTCTCAAGACTACCCATACCACGAGTTGAAACACCCAGTTTGACCCCGCCATCAAGAAGACCTTTAACAATCTTTCCATTAGGAGTATCAAGAATAGATGCCTTTCCAATCACATCATTGCCTTCCCATTGAAGGTCGGTAATGAGGTGTGAAACTTTATCTAAGTTTACAGTTGGTCCGTCAGGATGATTTAATTCTCCGACAGCTCTTTTCTGTGAAACCTGATCTTGAACATATTTACCTACCGCCTTTTCCATAATAGGTCTAGGGTAAATACGTCCATTTCTATTTTTTTGTTCTGCTTGCGCGAATACGCCTTCGATCATATAAGATTTTTCGCCGTTTTCTTTTTTCTCAACGATAACGCCGATATCTTGTTCTACGTATTCAGCTATAAGTTTCATTAAAATTCCTTAGCGAATTGTGTTGCAGTTTTTTCTGCATCTCTTTTATTTTTATATGTGTCTAGTTTGTCGCCGTCTACATATACTGTAAAACCTTTGTCGTTTTTATAAACGGAAACCATATGTCTGTTTATTTTTTTAGACATAACTTTAATTCCATTTGGAATTGTTTTAATTTTTCTTATTTCTAAAAAAGTTTTCATATTACTACTTTTTCTAAATCTAAAACTAACGTTGCTGATTTATGATCCATTATATGATCATTATGTTCTACCACTATACTATCTAAATAATTTCTAGTCAGTTTATCAAAATGAACAAAAGAATCAGTTTGTGTTATCCAAATAAGTTTGTTAGAATATTTTTTAACAGAGCGTAAAAAAAATTTTATGTATTCAAACTGTTTTGATGAATCAAAATTTCTTACTTTAGTGTCCCAAAAAGCATTAAACCTAATTAATATTATAGCATCAAAATCTTTATGCATTAAAGTATTACCAGAATATTTATTATGTATCTTGTATCTTTTAGAAGTTACCAAATTGTTAACTTGAAAAGACGTCATTTCTGCAACTTTAAATCCGTTCCTTATTGGTTGAAAAAACAAATCAGTGTAGTTCCAATCAACTCCGATAATATTTTCTTCTTTACCTCTGTCAAGAAAAATTTTTTCTAAAAACCCTCCTCCGCATCCAATATTTAAATATTTTTTATTGTCTTCACATACTCCAGTCGCTATATCATTACATAAATTTAAATGTGCTCTATATACTTCAGATCTACAATATTGCAAACTATAAGAATGTTTTTTTATATCGAATCCAGTATCTGCTAACTTACTCAAGTACAACTGATAATCGTGAGACAGTTGATCGAGGTATGCTTGAACTCCCCAATCTCTAGATATTTTAGTTTTATCTTCTGTTAAAACATTCATTATTAGTAGGAATATTTATAAAAATTTAATTTTCAACTTCGTCTTCATCAAACTCTTCGTCTGCATCAAACTCTTCGTCTTCAAGTTCTTCATCTTCTAATTCTAGTTCAAGTTCTTCATCTTCGATTTCTTCTTCGTTATCTACAGGAAGACCTTCTCCATTAAAAATTTGACTCGCTAGTCTAATTCTATTTTGATTTAAACTATTTTGTAATTTGTCATTAACCAAATCATTAAATTGATTACCTGCTAAAGTAAAATTATCATCTTTTATCGCAGATAACAAATCTGGAATAGTAATTGTTGCTGCGTCTACATCATTATCAGGCATTTTATACTCCTTTGTATATTTCTAAATTTAAATACTTACTAATTAATTCACTTTCAAAAAACTTATGTAAATGTTTTGTTCTAACATACTGTATATATGGGTTAAACGGATGCGCCATATTCGCAATATCCAATGGTCCGTCTAACAAACAGATATACGGAACTTTTAATGCATGCGCCATATGCGCCCACCCGCCTTCTATACCTATGCAAAACGCCGAGTTTCTCATTACTTTTAAAGAAGAATAAAAATCTCTATGTGGTAAACCTAATATAGAATAATTTATGTTATGCTCAACAAGTAAATCTAATATGTCTTCTTGAGTTTTCTGCGGCAGAAGTTTATAAAAATTCCACTTTTTCATATCCTCATCATATCCAGATTTGCCAGAGTCTTCAAAATTTTGTTTTCTTACTCTCCACCCATCTCTATCGTTGTTTAAATAAACTCCTACATAATTTTTAGTAGGATTCCATAAATATTTTTCATTTATACCTTCATAATATACTGGATTATCATATGAGGCATACTCTGGATTACCCATATTAAAAATGCGATCGGGGTGATAATATGAATCAAAATCGACTGATCTTAACTCAGATTTTATATCGAAAAGTTCAAAACATAATTTAAAACGTTCCCAACAAGCAGGTCCGCCGCCGTGACTTTTTAAAAGATATTGAAACGTATCTTTTTCTGTAGAAAATTTTTTAAAATATGCAGTCCATTTTACAACATCACCAAGACCGCCTCTCTCGCGGATTTCATAAATCATTTTTGAAACGCCAAATATTCTCCGGTCGTTAAAGTTTTATCGACCTTGGTCGAAATAATAGTTTGATCGCTATCAATACCTTTGGTTAATGTTCCGTAAGTATTTCCGCCCGTAGATACTAAAGTAGAATATTCCCAAACTTTCTGCGCTATTGCAAGATAATCTGCTTCTGTTACTGTAGCATTTGCTACTAACTGATCGACCAAATTAGAACGTGTCAGGTTTACCGAGACACCTTCTGCAAACAAGAACGGATTACCTCCCGCCTCTCGCGTATAAATGTTACCATTCACAGTCAAAACATATGGATCTTTAGACGCAAACGGTTGTATTCTCCAGTTATTCTCTAAGAAGAATGTACTACCAACGTTCAGTGTATCGTTCAGTGGTTCACCACCAATTGCACTGATTGCTTCTTTCCAACCAATTGCGACAGGATACTCAGGAGAAAACAAAGTCCACTCTTTCCACGCTGAATAGATGTCAATTTTTACGTCGAGGTCAGTGACACCCTCATTAACATAGATGATTTTATTACGTCCATCAAACGCAACTTTTTGATTAGGATAACCACCTGCTGCGGCAGTCTCCCAGTTCCACCAAGAACCATAGTTGAATATTAAACTAGGCATTACTGACTTAATTCTTTCCAAGTGAGATTGAATGTAACGAAGGTTCTTTCTGGACCAGATGCTCCACCAGGTTGTAACCCAAGATCGTCGCCACCAATAGGATTATACATGAATGTCCAAACAGGTGATTTCGGCGCAAGACCCCTAATGTTTCCGATAGATGCAACATCAAGTGTTGGTTGCGACCACCCAGAAGAATTAACTGCGCCTAATGTTGTCTTGTAGTCTTTGGGATAATTACTAGCACCGGTTTTGTTGATTGCTATTAACGTGGTAGCAAGCAGACTGGTATTCGTCGCAGATGCTACGGTGAATGCCGTTCCACCCGCAACAGTATCATCGAGCGCCGCAACAGTTCTTCCGTGTAGAT